GATCCCAGCCGAAGACCTGGCAGAGTCGGCAGAGATATTCGAGCCACCAGCCGAGCCCGTCGTCGGCGTAACCGCTGGTGGCGTCGTAAAAACCGTTTTGCCCCCCGCCGGCACCTCGGCCTCGTAACGCACGGCGGTGGTGAATGCGTTGATGAAATTCTCCTGCAACTCAAGGATGGCGGCCGCGAAGGCGGCGGGTGAAAGCGCGGTGGCGATTTCGTCAAACGCCCGTTGCCGAAATCCTTCGGAACCGAGTTGTTCGATCTGCGCCTTGGCCTCCTTGCAGGGGATGGTGAAGAGGTAGAGCATCTCGTAACCCTGTTCGTCGGAGAACTCGGTCCGGGGCGCCTCGGCCCCGAGCGCCTGGGCTTCCAGATGCTTGAAGAGCGGCGAATCGAGGGCGCGCAACAGCACCAGGTCGTAGTGGACCACGGGCCGCAGGCGCAGCGGGGATTTAAGGTCCGCCACACCGAAGGCCTCCTTGAGCGGCCCGGGCAGGGGTTCGACGCTCGCGGCGGTGGTTTCCTCGAGCCGGGCCTGGTAATCGGCCACCTTGGCGTCAATGGCTTGTTGGATTTCGGGAGTCATGATTATGCGCCGCCGTTGTTGACCGGGGTGCCCGAGAGCGCGATGTCCTGGTAGCGGCTGGCCTTGAAGGTGTATTCCATCTCGGCGCCGCGCTCGACGCTCACGCCGTCCTCGGTGACGAAGTAGTTGACGCCGGCGGCCAGGTCGGGCGGCAGCGACAGGAGCACCTCGTCCCCCTGCTTGGGCAGCGCGGTAACGGCGCTGTCGTAGACGACGGTGATGTCCACATCACGGCCGTCCTTGACCAGGGCGACAATCTCGGTGGTGCCCAGGTTGCCCATGACGTCGGTGGCGCCGCCCCGGGAGGTGCCGCTGACGCGTTTGACGATGAGCACGTTGAGCTCGTTCTTGGCCACGCCGTCGGTGCCCCAGACGATGGTGCCGATGCTGGCTGATTTTTTGATGACGGGTGCGGTTGCCATTGGTGAATCCTTTCCTTTGAGTGTTCAGGGCGCAAAATCCCGCCGGTCGATCCTGATCCCTTGAAACAGTTCGATTGAGTTGGTGGCCTCCAGGTAGGTGGGCCACAGGTTGGTTTGGAACCACGGCCCGCCGTTGATCTGGCGGCGGATGACCGGGGTGAGCATGACGTAACGGTCGGCCTGCAGGATCGGCGGCGCGGGCGCGGGCCAGCCGACCTCGTTGCTCAACTCGCTTTCGAGTTGGTTGCTGCCGACGGCGCTGACGGCAAACCACCATGTGGCGTTGGTGGAGACTTCGACGGTGATCCGCGTGGCCGGCCCGGCATTGGTCCAGAAGTCGTACTGGCCGCTATTGGTGCCGTAGTGGAGGCGATAGAACGCCACGCCCGGATCGGGCGATGGATCCCAGGCGAGTGTCACCGGCGCGGACGCGCACGACAGGGCGAAGGCCAGAAGCGCCAGCGCCAACAGGACGACCGAGGCGAACAGTCGCCGCTCGACCCGGGCGATGAGTCCCGCGAGTCTCTGCCATTCGTTGAGAGTGTCGTTCATGGTCAAGGGCTGTTGGTGGCCGGGGGCGCGTTGGTGTCCAGCGGCGGTGTCACCGCTTCGAGAACCGCCTCGACCAGGCGCTGCTTGTCTTCGAGCGACAGGAGCCGCCAGTTGCGCCGGATCAGTTCGCGCTGGGCCGCGTCGACCTGGGCGGCCTTTTCCAGCAGGGCGTCCTTGGCCACGGACTCGGCCCATTGGACGGCGGTCATGTTGGTGGCTCCGGAAAGGCTGCGCGCGGCCTGGAGCGTGGCCACCTCGTCGGGCGTGAGCGTGAGGTTGAGCGTGACGTCAACGGCCAGCGCGGTGAACGTCACGCCTGCGGTTACCATGAGGGTAAGGAGGAGCGTTTTCATAAATCAGGTTCTGCCGAGAGCGGTTTGGAAGGTGGTCATGTCGGTGCAGAGCGCGGCGCATTGCGTCTCGGTCAATCCCGCGCCGATGCTGTAGGCGCCCAGGGGCATCACGCCGCGGCCCCAGAGGACCTGGTTGGTTTGACCGCCCTGGGTCTGGTAGGTGTGGTAGTCGAAGTTGACTTCATACACCGCCAGGTAACGTCCGTAGGGACCGAAGCTCGACGCGGTTGACGCGTCGTTGGTGCCCAGGACGGTCCCGTTGCGCATGAGGATCTGGGTTGTCGAGGCGACGGTGTAGCTGTGGACGAAGGTGGCCGGCGCGTTGGCGAATCCATTGACGGTGATCGGTTTGGAGTTGCCGATGGACCGTGCTCCGGCCTGGATCCCGCTGGCGGTGCTGTTCTCCACAAAGAGGAAGTGCATGTAGGCCGCCGCCTGCGACCCTTCATAACACCCGACGTGAATGGCGTTGCAATCGGACTGGCTGCCCAGATTGCGAACGAACATCATCAAATGGGTGTCCCTCGGGGTCAGGTCGCTGGCCGGGAGGATTCCGGTGATCAACGCGCGCTGGTCGGGGGTGCCGCACGAAGTCGCCCCGCTGTATTGCAGCCCGTTGGCCTCGCTGTAGTCGCCCGGCGCGAACGAACCGCCCGACTGATTCCAGTAATTCCAATCGACGGCCCAGCCGGCGTTGTTGACCAGGGGCACCTGCATCGCCGCGAACTGATCGCCGCAGAGCAGGTTCAAGCGGATGAACCTGGACCAGTACCCGTTGGCCTTGGCGCTGGACACGAAGGCGTCAACGAAGCCAGCGATCGTATCCGAGACTGTGCCGGCGTTGGCGGCGACCGCGGCCAGCCAGGCGGTGGTTTCGTCGTTGTAACCCGAAGCGCCGGGACGCCGCCCCATGATGAACGTCGCCTTGGCGATGCGCGGGGCCATCGGGACCATGAGCCCGAGGGCGGCGTTGAAGATGAAGCGGCGTCGGTTCATGGTCAGTTGCGCGTTCCCAGCAGCCAGACCTTCAAGCCCTCGCCGCCGGCAGTTGCGGCAACATAGGTCACCTCGACATCGATCCGGTCGCCCTTGGCGACGGTGGAATGGTCGAAGGTCCCCGTGTAGTCATAGGTCGTGTTGCCGCTCAGCAGTGTGAAGCCGCTGTAAACGGCGACCTGTCCGCCAATGCCGACAATGAAGTAGATGTTGCCGTTGGGGGCGGAGTTCACCGAGGCAAAGACCTCGGTCACCGTCATCGCATAGGGCGCGTAGAAGGTGAACACGGGACCTGAATCGGGCAGGGCATCCTCGGGGGCGCAGACCATGGCAATCTCGCAGGGCAACCCTTTGCGCGTGTTGAACACGAGCGTGTCGCCGCCGTCGCTGCCGAAGTAGATCGAGTCGTCCGAAGCGCCATTGGCCAGAAAGACGATGCCGCCAATCGAACAGTCCCGGTCTACGAGCAGGTCGCGCAACCCGCTCATGTCGACATCCCCAATGAACCCGACGTGCTGGTAGCTGAACTGGATGGCCGTCGAGTCGGGGATGACATTGTTAAAGCTCTCGATCTTGAAGCCGGTGGTATCAAACCAGAGCAGGTCGGTGTAGTTGCCCCGGTCGTGCGTGGCGGTGAACCCGGCGAAGGAGGGGCTGTCGGACGAGCCGAGCCCGATCAGGCTCCGAAAGCTTGCCGGATCGGTCGTTGCGAGCGCCGAGCCGCCCTGGCCGACTACCGGCAGATCCAGCGTGAGCGGCGCGGCGGCGCTGACGTTGCCGCTGGCCAGCGTGATCGGGTCCCCATTCGAGTCGTAGAGTGTGAGGTTGGTGGCCGATCCGTCCACGTTATGCACGAAGCGCGCATCGGCTCCGCTTCGCGACCAGGCCGTGCTGCCCTCGGGCGCGGCCATCGACACCACGAACAGGTCGGAGGCGTTATAGGTGCCGCCGTCGCCGGGCACGGCGATGTACTGGCCCCGGCGCAGACCCTGGAACTGCATCAGGTAGGTGCCACCGAGGAGTGTGGTGATGATCTCGCCATCGGTCGGGGCGAAGGTCACCGGTTCACCCGTCTGCACGTTGGCCCCGTCGGCGGTCACACCCCAGGGGGTCAACGTCATGCGCTTGGCCGAGGGGGACCCGGTCAACTGGCGCAGGTTGAACGTGACCGTGTCGGCCCACGCCGGCCAGGCCAGGGCGAGCAATAGGATGCAGGCGCAGTGCCCGGGATACCTCATTGCTGGGCCTCCTTGGTAAGGGCCAGGATCGACTGGGCCAGCCGGCTGGCGTCCTTGGAGTTGAGCTTGGATTCCAGGAGCTTGACCACCTCCTGGAACACGCCCGCCTCGATCTGGTGCTCGATCAGGAAGGATTTGATGGCTGTGTCGAGCTGGGCGCCCTGCGGCGTGGTCTTGATGATGTTGCGCAGCGTTTCCACCGCGTTGACCAGCGAGACGTTGACCGCCTGAGCCGTCTTGACCTGCTGACCCTTGAAGCGCCACACCCCGGCAATGCCCAAGAGCCCCGTGACGATGGCCCCGGCCAGTTCCCCGACACCAAAGAAGCTGCCCACGGCCTGAGCGCTCTGAACCAGCTGCGCGTCGGGCTCCGCGTGGTATTCGGGCAGCCGATTGGTGCTCAGCGACACGTAGGTGTTGGTGGTGATGCTGACAATGGGCGTCTCGGTCACGGTGACCTGGGGCAGCCACACGCCCGGCTCGACTTCCACGGTGTTGGTCACGGTCTGGGTGACGAGATTGGTTTCGTAGATGGTGACCACGTTGGTGCGCGCCTCGACCACGTCCACGTAGTTGGTGCGAATATCCCAGAGCGCCTCGTCAAAGGCGGTCGGAGCCGATTGGCAGCCGGTGGTGAGCAGGATCGTGAAGATTGCGCTCAGGGCGCTGAGGAGGATGCGGGTTTTGTTCATAAGGTCTGTTTGGGTTTTGGGGTTGTTCACTTCTTGTGGCGGAGGATGGACACGAGCGTGACGATGCCGATGGCAATGCCCAGCAGGAGCGAGGCGATGCGCAGCGCCGTCTCGATGTGGGGCAGGAACGACAGGCCCACGCCGGTGGCACTGGCCAACACACCCGTAAATCCTTTGGTCAAAATTGGGTTCATTCTCCTCCGATGAAATTCTCGATCACGAACTCGGCGGCCACACGCTGGATGCCGTCCTCGCGGCCGCGATTCTCGAACGCCCGGGTGGCGGGCCGCAGATAGAACGGGTGGCCGTTGTCCGGATCCTGGTAGCTGCCGATCAGGCACGCCTGCACCCGAGAGAGCAGTTCCTCCCACACCAGGCCGCAACGGTTCTCGTTGCCGTCGCGGTTGACACTCACGTTTTCCTCGATCAGCACGTAGATCGAGATCAACTGCACGGCCGTGCCCGAAGGCAGCGAACCGGTGCGGCTGCTCAAGAGATCAGTCGAGTTGCCTCCGTCAATCTGGGATACCGTCAAGGCGCAGCCGGCGTTGGCCAGTGCTTCCTCGCGTTCCTCCGAACGTCCTTCGGTGCCGTCATGCGCCAGCACGGGCACGTTGGCCAGGGGCGCGTGCGCCTCGAGCGCGGCAACGACAAAGGGTTGAATGTCGGCGAGTTTCATCGGATGCCTGCGCTTGCCGCGTTGCGTTGGACGTTGTGAAGGATGCGCGCCTCGATTGAACGGCGGCGCGAGTTCATGGCGTTGCCCACGATGCGTTCGGCTTCGCGCCGTCGCACCCAGGACGAACGGTTGATGACCGTGATCGAGGGCCGCAACAGGTTGTTCAACCGGTCGGTGACACCGGCCACACGCGAATGGCGCGAAGCCCATTGCGGCACCGAGGCCTTGGTGGCCTGCGCGCCCTTGGCCCAGCCGCCCTTGGCCATGCCCACCCGCTGTTGCACCGTCTTGATGTACTGGCGCACCTGCGCAGCGTTGATGGCCGCCTGACCCTGATCCTTTCGCACCCGTCCACGCCGATCCCGGGCGGCCTGGTGCATCGACGGTGTGAGGATCACCGCCCGCCGCCCGGCAAAGTCACCGCCGGTCAACGCGTCGAGCGCGGTCTGAACGGCGTCGATGTCCCCGGCAGCCAGCGCCCGGCGCGTGGCGCGATTGGCGCCGATGTCCCTGGGCCGAATCGGCTTGGCCACGTTGAGGATGTCGCGCTTGACCGCCGCCAGCCCCTGCGACTTGGTGCGCGGTGGTGTCTTGGCGATGATCACCCGCAGCAACTGCCGGCATTCGCCGCGCAAGAGGTTGCCCTCGCTCTTGGCCTCGACCTGGCCCAGGAGCTTGAGCCGCCGGACATAGTCCTTGGTGACTTGCGATGGGGTGATGTCGATGGGCGCGCTCATGTCAGGCTCGGGTGGTGTCGCAGAGGACCGCGACGCGGACGGCGTCCGAACCGCTGTCGATGATCTTGCGCACGCGATGATTGGCCGCCGGTTGCCCGTCGCGATACTCGACCAAACGTTGACCGATGCGGAAACGCACATCGGTGGCGTCGAGTTCAGCGCGGCCGAAGGTGAGCGTGGAGGACTCGCCTTCACCCTCGGTCACGTCGAAGGGCATGGTTTCGGGCGTGGCGGGAGTGACCAGCGCCGTCAGGTTGACGGTGCCGTCAGCCACCACCAGCACGCCGCGCATTTGAAGGGACACTTCAAAGCCCGCCGCCAACGCTTGTTGAACCGGGGTCACTTCGGCGTCGCCTTCTTGGTGGCCGGTTTGGGCGTGGCCAACTTCTGGTGCTCGGAGAGCAGCCACGCCACGTCGCGGTTGCGCCGGGCCAGGCGCGCCAGCCGTTCAGTGCGGCCTTTCTGCGCCTGCTTGCGGTTGACCCGGGCCATGTTGATGGCGGTCATCGCCACCGGCTCCGGATAAGGATCCACTTTGCGTGCTTCAGCCATGGCGATTACCCATTCGTTCGGATGCAGACCGCGCCCACGCGATTGGCCGTGGTCAGCACCAGGTTCCAGTTGGCGATGGTCCCCAGTTCGGCGTTGCTGGGGCTTTCGGCCGCCGGCGTTCCCACCCACTTCATGCCGTTCATGTGCAGGACGAACCGGGTGCGGTCGTAGATGATCTCGTTGTTGAGACCGAACTTCTTCTCCATCTGCAGCGCCGCCACATCGACCACGTCGGTCTTCTGCGGCTTCTCGCCCCGGGCGATAATCCCCTTGGCCAGCAGATACGTCTCATAGACAAACCCGTTGGTGGTGCCGGCGCGCACGAGCGATTCGGACACGTAGATCGGGATGCCCCGGTAGGTGCGGATGGTCCAGGGACCGCGCGAGGCTTTGTCGAAGCTGGTCTCATCGGCCAGTTCGAGCGCGGCCAGCACCGTGGGATGCAGCCACAGGGCGCCGTCCATCAGGTCATCGGCCAGTTCGCCCATCAGGCTCTTGGAATTGATGAACAGGTCCACGCCCATCAACTGGTCGGCGGTGGCGTCATCGCCCGATTCGTCGAACGAATCGACCCGCACGGGCTTGAGCGGGGCGGCCACGCCGTTGGCGCCCGCCGAACCGAAGGCGCCCCGCACCATGGCGAGCAACGTCTTCTGGCGCTGCTTCAACCGGCGCTGAACCATCTGGGCGGAGATTTCGCCGACGGGATCCTCGCCGGAGAGCTGGGCCGAGAAGGCCGTGGCCGAACTCTTGGTGACACGGTTGCAGGCAACCGCCTTCATGAGGCCGGAGGTGATCTTGTTGTCGACCGCCGGTTCGGTGTTCTCGACCTGGATCTCGTCGTCCTGGTCGGTGATGTCCTTGAAGAAGGGGATGGTGGCGACTTCACCGGGGCCGGAAGCGAGTTCCGAGGCCTTCGGGTTGTCGATCACCACGCCCGAGTTGAGCAGGCTCGGGAAGGTGGCCTGTTTTTCCCGCATGGTTTGCAGCCAGATGTCGGGAATCCAAAGATCGCTGATGGTAGTGGGCATAATCGTGTGTGTGTTGTGGGGTCAGGGTCAGGACTGCGGTTTGAGTTCCGCCAGGGAACCGACACCCCTGGCGGCCAGCACCCGTTGGGTGGGCGTCATGTCGGTGTCGGACGGGGTTTCCTTGTGTTCGGCCGCCTTGGGGTTGAGGCCCAGCTTGAGGACCTCGGCCGCCACGGCCTTGTTGAAGTCGGCCATCTTCGCGGTGAGATCGGCGTTCTGTGCCTTCGCACTCGCCAGTTCCTCGCCGGCCACCCTGGCGGCCGTCTCGAGCGTGGCGACCTGGCTGGCCAGGTCCTCGGCGCGTTGGGTCGCTTCGGTGGTCTGCGTTTGGGCGGTTTCGAGCAACTCGGTCGCCGCCGCCAGTTCGGCGGTCAGACGCTGGTTGTCGGCGGTAAGCCGTTCGTTGGTCGCCAGGACATCGTCCTGGTCCGGGATGTTGGTTTGTTCAGGCATAGTCATCACTCTCTACTTAAGGGGCGACGTTCGGATTGCGCCCCAATCGCCGGGCTACAGCCCGCGCGTAATCCAGATCTCCGAGGGCATTTACCAGCCCCGCGCGCTTGGCTTGTTGACCGTCAAACACCTGGCCCTGCATCGCCTCGTCAGGCACGGATTGGCGGGTGCGCAGTACGTCAGATCGGAACACGTCAAAGGAACGCTGGGCCTGACGGGTGAACTCGGCGGCGTGATCGTCGGTGACGGGGGCGCCGGGCATGCCGGCAGCCTTGAAGGTGCCTTCCTTGTTGGTGAACACCTTCACTTCGATGCCGGCGTTGGCCAGCATCCGGTGGAAGTCGACCACCGACACGTAGGCGCCGATGCTGCCGACCATGGCACTGCGCGTGGAGACAACGGCGGAGGCTTGCGAGCCGATCCAGTAGGCCAGACTGCACATCATGCCCCCGGCCCAGGCCACCGTGGGTTTTGTCGACTTGAAGACCGCGTCAGCAATCTCGGCGCCGCCCACGCTGAAGCCCCCGGGCGAATTGATGTTCAGAACGATGGCCTTGGCTTCGGGATCGGCTTCCAGCCGCCGGAAAGCGGCCAGGACCTCGGCGCTGTCCTCGAACCCGTCGAAAAACATGTCCCCCAGATCGGGTCGGTAGGCCAAGACACCGCTGATCTCCAGCACGCCCACGCCACCCTCGACCGTCGCCCGGGGTGCCAGCGCGGCTCGCGCCTTGCGCCAGGACTCGGGCTCGGCCGCTTGCGGCTGAATCAATCGACCAAACAGGGCCTGGCCCGCCCGCGCCTCAATCATCGGCACCTGGCTTGCCAGCATCGTTGTCAGTGCGTTGTGCATCTTCACTAATAGGGGCGACGTTCGGATCCGAATCGGACGGGGCGCTGGATGTGGTTCCCTTTGCGGGGTTTAAGCCGAAACTGGCCATGACAGTTTCAACAGGGATGTCGTGCTCCGCGGCGATCTCCCTGGCCCGGTCGAGGATGTAGTCCAGCTCCTCGAACACCTGGTCGGTTTCCCTCCGCCAGGATCGGCCCCGGTTACCGTAGTGGTCGCGCCGGGTCATCAACCCCCGCGCCACGTCCTCGCGTTCCTGGGCCATCTCGCGCCCGGCATCGATGGTGATCTTGGAGGGGCCAATGAAGTCGCACCGCGCCCAGCCTTCGGTTGCCGGCAGGACGCCCGACGCGATGCCGTCGGCAATGACTCGTTGCCACGCCGAACGTCCCAGCCGGGCGGCCACCTGTTTGCGCCGGTCGAACTTGCGTTGCGCCTTGCCATTGACCGCACGCTGGTTGGGGCCGGTGAGCTTTTCGTCCAGGAAGAAGGCCGGCGGCAAACCCATGCCCGCCACGAAACAACCCGCCAGGTAACTCAACACCTCGATGTTGTTGGCCGGAGCACTCGGCGTGTTGACCTGTTTGAGTTCGTACCCCTCGGGCAATGTCGGGATGTCGCCCGCAACCAGATCGGCCACCGTGAAGCTGCGCTGCTTCTCGTTCGATTCGGCTGGTGCCTCTTCCTCGGCCGATTCCTCCCCGGCAGGTTCAGGCGGGCTGCCCCACGGGTTTTCCTCCAACGGCATGCCCTGGATGGCCAGGGTCAGGACCGTCGAGAGCTTCGAGAGGACCTTCTGGAAGCCCTTGATGTCGTTGCCATCGCGCATGTCGTTGGCCCCGCGACGAATCGGGCTCATGCCCCGGTACTGGGTGTAGCGTTCCAGGTCGAACAGGTGAACCAACGCGTTGGCTTCCAGGAAGGCGGTGCCGTCCAACCAGTAGCCCAGCACCCGGCCCTGCGTGTCGAGTTGAACGCCATCGAAGATCCGGTCATCGGCGACGGTGGGCTTGTCGATGCGCCAGGACTCCAGCACCTGGATCTGCGGGAAGCCCGCCTCGTCGGTCCACAGCGCGAACACCTCCCCGTCGGTGTCCAGGTAGAAGGAGGTCAGCCGTTGCAGGTCCCAGAAGTCGAAGCGTCCGGTGAAATCGGCCCGTTGCGCCCAATCGTCAAAGAGCGTGTTCGCCGCCTCGTTCCATTTGCGGTCCAGGGTCGCCGCCCGAGGGATCATCGGCGTCGAGTAATTGGCGACCAGGTCGGTGGCGTAGAACACCATCCCGACATTGTCCCAGAGATAACGGGCGACTGAGGCCAGCTGCAGCCGGTTGAACTTGGACAGGAGCCGGTGAACGTAGAGCCCCGTGGCCGGGATCGGCGTGCGGTGATCAACGGTGTTGAGGGCCTCGAAATAGCTGCGAACCGGCGTCACAGGCGCGGCGGTGTTCGAAGCCTGGGCCGGACGATGGACCGTCGACCGTTTGGGCGGTGTCGGAGACGCGGGTAGTAAGCGACGCAGGAATGCAATCACAGGACAGCCTTGTGGAAGGTGGGGTGGATCCGGTTGTAGCGGGGGACATCGAGCGGCGGGTTCTCGGGGTCAACGAGCGTGTTGACCCATTCGAGCGCTTCCTCGGCCATGGTGGCCAGTTCAGCCGGGGTGTAGGCCCGGTTGAAGGTGAACGTCACCGAGCCGCCCGCCTCGCTGGTCGACAGAATGGTCTGGCCGTTGACCACGCCGGCGCTCCATTTGGACGTCACCAGGGCGTTCAGCGCGTCCACCAGGGTCTCGCCGGTGGCCAGTTGCAATTTGAGCGCCCGGACCAACATCCGGACTTCGAGTCGTACACGTGCCCTCACACTTAAGGGGCGACGTTCGGATCAGAATCGGGCGTGGCGGCCTGCGAGGCCTTCAGCAGGCCCGAAATCACGGCTGCCGCGTCGATCATCAGTTCGCAGTCCAAGTAGTGATTGTCCCGCCGCTTCTGAACCCACAACACCCGGATCCGGCCCCGCGAGTCCTCCCGCTCCTCCCGCACTTCGGCGGTCATCTGGTCGATGTAATCCCTGCCGGTCTCTTTGGGGATGCTCCAAGCGCCCACACCCCCGTGCGTGAAGAGCGCCAGGTGATCCTTGATGCTCGGGTTGGACCACTGGAAGAGCGGCAGGTGCCGTCGCGCCTTGGAACGCTTCGCCCCCAGGGTCGGATCCACCAGGACCCGCCGCCACACGCGCCGCACGGTCCTGCGGCTGCGCGGGTCGTGGGAGAGGAACCATTCGGCGTCATCGCCCTTCATCGCCTTCCAACCGCTGGCCTGGCAGAAGCGGTAAACCTCGGAGGCCTTGAAGCCGGCGTCGATCATCGCGTTGACCACTGGCACCTTCAACTGCTGGCGGATTTCCTCCAGTTCGCTCGTGGTGTTGCAGCGGCCGTAGCCGATCAGACGGCTGGCGCTTCCCACTCCAAAGGCCCGCGCCACCCAGAAGTAATGTTCGCCCCCGCGCGCCTGCCGGTCGGCGGCCATGAACCGCGTCTGTTCCAACGGCCACGGATCGCCGAAGCTGTAGTCGCCCTTGCGCTGCTGGATGTAGTCGTCGGTGGTGATCAGCCACCGATCCAGGTCCCACGGTTCACCCAGCGTCTCGGTGACGAAAGTAAACATCGGTTCGATGTCGCCCTCGATTCGCATGGCATCCACCGCCGCCACGAACTCCTCGACAATCGAGCGCCACTCGATCCAGTGCGGCAAGAGCGCGTTCCACGTGTAGCTGACCCGCGAGCGGGGCGCGTTGGGATTCTGGGAAACGAAGCGTCCGTGGTTCTCGATCCAGCGCCGGTCAACGGGCGTGTCCTTGATGCGTTGGCCGCAGGTCGCGCACTCGTAGCGGATCGTTTCGGCCAGCGCGTCGAAACGCCATTTGCCCTCGGGCTTGGTGGTGTCGTCCGACTCCCACTTGAGCTGCTCAAACTTGAGCGGCTGCAACTCGTGGCAGGCGGGACATTCGAAGTGCCACAGGCGCTGGTCGCCGGCACGGTAGGCGGTGTCCATCGCGTCGCCCCGGGTGCCGGGCGTCGAGATGAGGAACCGGCGCGAGTTCCAGAACGAACGCGTGCGCTTCAAGACCATCTCCAGACGGCCCGGCGGATAGTTGCGCACCTCGTCGCAGAAGAGCCACCGGATCGGTTTGGACTGAAGCCGCGCCTTGGATCCGGACCAACCGGCGTAGAAGGGCATTCCGTCGAAGGTGAAGCCGGCCAGCGTCAGTTCGGCCATGCGTTCCTTGACCGGGCGGCAGGTCTCGAAGGTGGGGGTCAAGCGGTCGCGCATGAAGTCGCGCAGTTCGTCCTTGGTCGCCGTCACCCACATGGCCGGACCCGGATCCTCGGCGATGGCCCAGCAGGCGCAGTTCATCACCGTTTGGGTCTTGGCACTCTGGGCGGCGCACTGGACGGCGATGTCGCGGATCCTGTTGTCGGCAAAATCCTCCATCACCGCCCGCACCCAGGGCGATGCGTCCGAACGCCAGCGACCGGGCAGGGGAGAGGTCTCGTCGACGTGGACGTGTTCCTCGCACCACTGCCACGGAGGGCGGCGGTCAGGGGGTTTGCAGGCAGAACAGAATCCTTCGATCAGCGGATGATGTCTCATCACCTAAGCGGTGACGTTCGGCTTGAGGACGGGTGTGGCGGTGGCGCCCCGGCGCAAATGCCTTAAGGCCAGTGGCTACGGCGCGGGTAGTAGGCTACCCCTGGCCAACGGTCCAAAACCGCCTCGACACCGGTTCTCGTGCCTTCTCGCGGCGGTTTAGCGACGCCTTCGGGCCATCACCAACGCTAGCGAGCCGAGGCCGAGGAGGGCGAAGGTGGTGGGTTCGGGGATGACCGAGCCAGCGATGCCCAATGCCAGATTTCTGTCGGTGGCAAGAATAGAGTTATTCCGCAGGAGGAGAAGGAGCGCGTTGCTATTGATGCCCGGTGTGCCCACAGCATTGGCCCCATCGGTTTCAGAAGCATACGAGGGGTTGAGTCCGACTGTCGGGTTGGCAGGCACCAGTGGGACCACGGCAAGCCAGTAGGTGCCGGGCCCAAGCTCAAAGTCCAAACCAGACAGTTCAAGGTTGTATTTGTCGTAACCGAGCAAGTTGCTGGGGCGGACGAACGTTGCTGTCACAGGACTGAGTCCTGAGCTGACAACGGTGCCAGGGCTGTTCGCTGACATTCCCTCACGTATCTCCCACCAAGCGTGCGTGACGGTGATGCCGGTTAGGAGGTCGTCGAATACCCAGAGTCCACTGATACCCCACCCAAGAGCATCCGTGACCTGAAAGTCATCGAAAGCGAAAAGGCTATACTGGCTGCTCGTCGTGGAATATGTGTTGGCTACGCCGCCTGAGCGGGAGCGTGGATCACCGTTAGTCCACAATACCCCGTCGGCCTCCGCAGCCTGAAGAACAACTGTCCAGCTCCAGACTACACATCCGGCTGCAACTAACAGCCTGGCAAACGACCTAGTCCTGACCTGTGCCGCCGGCACGATTTGAGTACTTCTCATAACTGAATTCCCTCCGAGCTTGGTTTACTACTGTGCAAGACTTATCAGAAATTCGGCGGAAGGAAAGCCGAAGTTGTGAGCTGCCCCTCGCGTCGCCGGAAAAGAAAGCGGCCCCCCGGTCGCCCGAGGGGCCTTTGAATAAGGCGGCAAGCGCCTACTTCGCCGCCGTCAGTTCCAGCGCCCGTTTGAAGAACCGCGCCCGGCCCGTGATCCGGCGCGTGATCTTGAGCGCCTGTTCGTCGCTGACCTTGAACGCGGCCTTCAGTTCGCTGGCGATCCCGTCCTTGTCGCGACCCGCCAGAAACAGGAACGTCACCAAGCCGCCCTTGCTGCCCTTCAACTCATCGACGCTGGAGGGTAGTCGGTCGCCGGTCTCGGGTTTCTTGGCCTTGGCCGCCTTGGCCCGCTTGCCGTTGGCGGGCTTCGCCTTGGCCTTGGGTTCCTTCGTTGCTTTCGCTGTGGTCTTCATCGTGTTGTCCTTTCTTTGTTGTTGTGTGTTCTACTCGAACGAGAGCCTCGCTACGGTGGAGGCCGCACCATGTCCAAGGGTTTGTTGGGGAATCCTCACTTCACATGAAGTAACCCAGGGCTCGCAAGGATGACCACGGCTGAGGCCGCTGTGGTTCGGGCCTGCCGATGATCACGTGGTCGATCACCTCGATCTTCAGCAGTTGCCCGGCACGAATCAGATCCCGCGTCGCCTTGATGTCGGCTTCGCTGGGCATCGGATCTCCCGATGGATGTGAATGCGCAATGACCACCGCCGAGGCGGTACGGACGATTGCGGTTCGGAAGATCTCCCGTGCGTGCATGAGCACGGTGTCCAGCGTGCCGATCCCGGCCAAGTGGAAGCCCGTGGCCCGGCGGCGGGTGTTCAAGTGGACCACGCAGAGGCATTCCACGTCGGGGCTGTACCACGATGCGGTGGCGATGTTGGCCTGCCAGTATTCGTAGATCCGTTCGGGGCAATCGCAGGCGGGCATATCCACGGGCAGTTCGCGCAGCCGGACCACGCCAAACTCGTGATTGTCCTTGCGTCGCCTTCGTGGCGGTCGAGGCATGTCGTTGTTCATCGACTGACCTCATAGAGGGCGCCCCGGGACAGGGTCCAGTGTCGATCATTCCGCCTGCTGCCATCCCTTCAGTCGTTCGTCCAGCGTGTGCAGTTGTTTGAGGATGTCGTCCTCTTCCTCCTTCAGCCGTGTTTCGATCACCGCAACGCTCTGGCCTTCGAGCGACGGGGCGGTGCGATGCAGCCGGGTGATCACCTTGCGGATCGCCGCGCCCAGTTCGGCGCCCAGGTGCGTGACTTCGTCAACGGGCAGCAACTCCCGCTTCAGGCTCCGCAGTTCGACCTTGAGCTTGGCGTTCTGCAACACCACGTGCTGGGCGCGTTCCTGGTCGTAGTTGGTGCGTGAACGGTCAGGGGACTCGAACATCCAACGAAGGAGCGGAGCCAGGTAGACCCGGCTGCCTCTGAATGCGACACACCCCTGGCGCTTGGCGTGCTTGAGCGTCGGCACCGGGATGCCTGTGGCCGCCGCGCATGAACCGATGCTGTCGTAGGCATCCTGGATAACTCGCGACTGTTCGCGCTCGCGGTAATAGCGCAGCAGGCCCTGGATCGTGGGAACGAGCTGGTAACGCCCCTCGGCGGATTTGGGGAACCATCCCTCGTTGGCCAGTTCGCGCAGCCGCCGGTCGGTCAGACCTGAGAGGTGTGCCGCCTGGGTGATGGAAAGTGTGCCGGTGTCAGCCATGGTCAGCGTTCGGGTGCTTCGATGATCCAACCCACAAACTCGCCGACCTGGAAGAAGGCCCGCGCCGACTTCGGCAGCATCGCCGGATCGACAGGGCGTTGATAGCCCGCCAACGAGAGTTCTTTGCGCAGGATGTCGTCGGGCTTCGCTCCCACGGCGAGCTTCTGTTGGAGCGTCAACCGGCTGAACGCCGTGCCCACGTAGCCCGGGGGCATCTGGACCTTGTCGACGATCACCAGCGCTCCGCCGGCTTTGGTCAAGCCCCGCAACCGGCGCAGGAAGGAGGCTCGTGTCTCGACCGGCAGGAACATGAAGACCAGGAAGCAGACCGCGAAGTCGAATGGCTGATAATCGAAGGACACAGCGTCGGCGACCACGAGCTGGGGCGGGCCTTCGTAACGGTCGGCCATCTCCTGGCTGTCTTCGATGGCGAAGAATCGCGCCTGACGCCGCACGAGCGTCTCCCTCAACGCCAGGCCGATGTTGCCGGTCGAAGCGCCGATGTCGTAGACGACGCCGTTGCGCGGGATGTAGTGACGGCCAAAGTGCGCGACCGCATTGGTGGCCAGGTCATACCACGGCAAACTGTCCCTTACGTGCCGGTCGAAGTGCCGCGCCACCGCCCGGCTGCGGAACGTCCACTCTTTGGGGATCTCAAGTGAGGATTTCATCGCGAATGGTCTTGGCAACCTGGAACATCATCAACGGAGGCACGGCGCGCCCCAGCCGTTCCCATTGCTGTGAGTAGGTGCCGCTCAAGATGAAGTCGTCCGGGAAGGCACAGATGCGTTTCAGTTCCGTGATCGTCAGCTTTCGTTTCTCGGTCGGGTGCGTGACGCTGGCCACGCCCGGGTGCCCGTGCGCGGCGCAGATCGTCGGGCACGGTTCGTCCGGATGCGGCCGCACCAGGTTGAAGTATTTGTCCGACGATTCGCCCGGCTTCAACTTGTCCCACTCCTTGCCGATGGCGAAGCGGGTCATGTCCACCTCGAACTGGTTGGGTTTGGTCCCCAGGATCGTGGGGCACGGCTGATCGAGGTCATACGCCCGGCCCTTTTCGTCGAAGGCCGCGCCGGTGCCGCCGGTGATCTTCGCCTCGACCAACTCCAAACCCTGATGGCTCGTCTTGGGGTTGTAGGACATGCCGGCGCTGACCGTTGGGCTGGGCGCGTCCGCCGGCTTCCACGCCGGGCCGTACTTGCCGCGCACGATCCAGGGCAGCGCCTCGCGCAGGCTGTAACGATAGGGCAACGGCTTGGGGAACACCGGATCCCGCCCCAAGTCCTCGCGCACGCCGATGAAGATGGTCCGTTGTCGAGCCTGGGGAACCCCGAGCCATTGCGCATCGAGCACCTTGCACCCGACGCGATACCCGCACGCCTTAAGCTTGGTCAGGATCTCGATGAAGTAACCCTTGGCCACGCCCTTGACCAACCCGCTGACGTTCTCGGCGACGAACACGCGGGGCTTCAAGCCGTCCAGCAACCGCACGTATTCGAAGAACAGGTCATCCACACGCTGGACTGTGTCCGAGTACTTCTTGGCCTTGCCCCAGTGCTTCTCGCGCTTGCCGGCGGTGGAGAAGGAAGCGCAGGGCGGCGATCCTTCCAAGGCATCGAGTTCGCCCGCCTTCAATCCGATGGCTTTGAGGATCGCTTGCGGTTGCACCTTCCGGATGTCCTGCGTGTCCAGGATCGTGTCCGGATGGTTGGCGCGGTAGACCTCGGCGGCCGCCGGGATGAATTCGCTGGCCCAGAGGACGCGGTAGCCCGCCATCTTGAACCCGAGACACGACCCGCCGCAGCCGCTGAAGGTCGACACCACTCGCAGACCGTTGTCGGGCAGCGCCGCGATCTGCGCCATGGTCGGCACGCGATAAGGGGGCTTGGTCATGAGGGTTTGCCGCTCCAGCGATACGCGCATTTCGGGCACTGATACTCGGTGGGCAGATCCTCATCGACCTCGGGGAAGTCCTCCGGCGGTGTCGGCTCGGGCGGATCGGCCAGCAACCCCGCCAGCGCCTCGGCGTCGAACCCGGCCAGATCCAGGTCGAAGTCGCCCGCCTTGAGTTCGGCCAGCACTTCCCGCAACGCCGCGCTGTCGGCTTCGGCCAGTTCAGCCAGACGATTGTCGGCGACCAGATGCGCCCATTCGTCCGCGTCGCTTCCGAAGTCCTGGTAGTCGACGGGCACCTTGGCCAGGCCCAGCGCCTTGGCCGCTTCGTAGCGTCCGTGGCCCGAGACGATGAAGCCCGAGCGCCTGGACACGACGATGGGCGAACGCCAGCCCTGGTGGGCGATCACCTTCGCCAGCAGCGCCACCTGCGAGGGCGGATGCTGGTTGGGATTGCGCGGGTTGGGCACCAGTTTTTCGAGCGGAACCAGCTCGTCACAGGCGCAATTGACCGCCGGTGCGGACGGTTCACTTGGATTTGCTGCGCGTTTCTTTGGTTTTTTGTCGTTCATGTGCGAATTGGGCGCTGACGCCACACCTCCAGACCACCCCGGGGGCATAGGAGACTTCCTACCCCGACTTGTGCTGGATCGATTCATCGTCATTGCTCTTACCTAAGCGGCGACGTTCGGTTCGGTGCCAGTTCCAGCCCCGCTGCTGGGCGCGGTTTCGCCAGTTGATGGCCCGACTCATCTTGCCTGTCAGTTCGCCAAGCGTGGTCGGACTGATCCGGCAACGCCGGGCCAGTTGGCGCAGCGATGGGTTGCCGTCGAAGTAGCCCGGGCTCAAGACCCAGGCCAAAGCGATGACATGCAGCCCGACGCGTCGAGGGTTCATAGGCTGACCGGGCGGAGGCAGCAGCAGGTGCAGCAGGCGCGTGACGATTTCCGCCAGGCCCTTGTCGTTGGCCTCGCTGCGGGCGTCCGCGTCGAGTCGGGCGTAGAGCGTCTCCCAATCGAACGAGTGCGCCCCCGCTACGAGCGGGTCTCGGGTTTCGGCCTGGTGGGTTTCGTCGAACTCGTGAATCACGTTGGGGTTTCCCTCGGTTGAAAGTCGGCTTGGCTGAGGACGCGAATCCGCGGCTGCCAGAGCAGCAGCTTGCCTCCGCGCTGCGCCTTGACCTTGCGCCAGGCCCAGAGTTCGAGCGTGGTGCCGGGCGTGCGCAGCCAGTCGAGGCATTCCTGCGCCCGTTCCTCGGTGAGCTTTCGCAAGTGGCCGGCGAAGTCATTGCCCGTGGACTGGACGCCCACGACGCCGCGCTGCGGGTCGAGCGCGAGCACGTCAATGATGCCAAAGAGGTCCTGGCGGATGCCGTGGGGTCCGCCGTAGGGGTTCCACTTCTCGACGATGGCGCAGACCAGGCCCTGTTCGCGAAGCGCCCGGAGCGTGCGTTGGGTG